AACAGAAAGTGCAGACGTGTCTGATGCCGAAGTGCTGACAAGCGTCATTTGTACTGCGGAACTTGGATATACATAGTTGCCGCCAGAAGCAGTCAGACCTTCCCACACTGGGCCAAGGGCCGTGCTGCCAATCGTCGTGCTGTAACCGAAAATTTCTACCACTTGGTGGTTGGTAATAAAACCACGGGCAACTTGAAGCTCAAAAGGCTCGTGCTTGCCATTCTGCGTAATTGAAGGCCAAGTTACGCCTGTTTGGAAATTAGTTGCCATGATTATTTACCTTTCATACGAGCAACAGCAGCATTATCTACCAAATTTGGGTAAGGTCTTCCAGCTGCCCTCGCATGAGCCTTTGCTGTTTGCTGTTGTTTGTGGGTTAAATGTTTGGTGTGGTGGTCTTTGGGAAGCTGCTTGTCCCAAAAAGCTTTCTCTTTAGCCATTAGCAACCCCACTTGCGTAATGATTTATTGATGCGACTATCGGGATCAGCTGCTTTGGCCGAACCAGTAAGTTTGCGCTTCATGCCCGTCATCCGCTCGCAAAATGACTTATGGCGAGGGTTATCTGAATCTTTAGTTGGGGCTTGTAAATGATGGCCTTCAGCACGAGCAGAAGCACGGCCCTTTTCATTTAAGCCGCCTGATTCGCTTTTTCCCTCTTTGCGTGTCCAAGCTCCAGACATTGCAACCGTCCTTTATTGCCAAGCTAACTAGCTAGCTGTTTGCAAAACCGCACCACGTCTTCGTGGCTAAACTTACCCTTACACGCATTATACATGTAAATGACCATTTGCACATTATCTTTTGTGTATGGTTTTGAACTATCTATGCGATCTAATGAAGGAATCCACGGACTGCGAGCATGTGAATAAAGAATTGATTTTTCATCGGGTATTATAAATTCTATCCCCGTTATTTCACAAAACCCATTCTCTATTTTTTCTAATAAGAAATTCTCATCAAAATCAGGCGCGGGCCACTTTTTTAGCTTTGACCGCTCCACCGCTCGTTTCATAAGCTTCCGAGCCGCACCCAATTTAGGAGAATCATAGAAAAGCTTCACATTGCAGCAAGCTTTGCATAAGTTCCCGCCATATTTCATGGACCGGATCACACGCCTATCAGTTTTGCCGCATTCGTCGCAATAAAGCGAACTTGTATTTGCCAAGCTTAACCCTCTAAAAAAGCGGGGGTTTCCCCCCGCCTTTAGTGGACTAATTCTTAGTCGTTTTCAATGTCTTTGTGGCCCTTTGGGTGCGTACCCTTGTGGGCTGAAGACAAAGGATGCATGTCAGCGCCGACTTTGCCGCCAGCTTTGCGAGCCTTGCGGCCAGCGTGATGCTTCTCATGCTCACCATGGATAGCGCCAACGTGCTTCACATGACCTGAGTGATGGTGAACCACATGACCGCCATGTTTGCGCTTGGTGCGACCACCGTGCTTACGCTCTTCAGCTTCCTTAACAACGTGCGAATCTTTGCCTTCGTACACGTCTTTGGGAGCCTTATCCATTTCCCACTCTTTTGTACCAACCATTGGGCCGCCGTCTTTTTTGTGGCCGCGGTGGTGATGTGCCTTATGACCCTTCATTAGAGCCTCCTACTACGATGCGTTGTTGATGCCTTGGAGATAGGTCACGGTGAGTGTGCCTACGCCAGAGCCAGTGTTAGCGGAAGTTACCAAAATTTGGACGTCTTTAGCGCCGCCAGTTTGGAACGTGCTGTTTGATACGTTATCCCAGTTTGCAATCTGAGCGGCAGTGGAAGGCGTAATAGCCACCAAGCCAGTAGATGCTGCGCTTTCAGTGTTGGGTGAAAATGCAGTGGCAGCATTCGTGCCAGCAGTTGCACCAACGGAGAAAGTAGCTGCTGCACCAGTAAACGCAGTTGTCACCATCAAGTTGATGGAAAGAATTTGCGACTGAGCAGGGATAACAATCGTAGTAGCACCACTTGCCTGAGTAACAACAGCAGTCTGGGCCATAACAACATAGCCAGCATTAGCTGTGCCAAATGTTTCGCCAAGACCAGCCAAATTACCCGTGCCATCGGAATGGACCACGTTACCAGCGGTAATTGGGCCATTGAACTGAGTGCCGGGCCAAACGGATGAACCGTTCGGATTTGGATAGAAACCGCCATTAATATCGGACATTTTTTACCTCCTTTAAGAGATTTACGAAATCTGTCACGACTTTCTCTTTGTCTGAATGTTGGTCCAAGTACTTGATCGCTGAAATGAAAACATTTCTATTTTCTTTAAGCTTTCCAATTCCAGTATTGCAATCAGAACAAAGAAGGCCCCTAACTTTACCAGTTTTATGATCGTGATCTACAGACAATGCCTTAATCACCCCTAAACGAGTAGCAGTTTCGGGTTCAGAACATATCGCACAAACACCGTTTTGAGAATGAAACATATTAGCATATTCATTGCGAGTTATGCCAAATTTTCTTTTTCTTTCTCTATCACAAAGTGCAGAACGGTTTTTTGCTCGATATTCAGCTTGATACGCACGAGTAGCCTCAATCTTTTGGGGATCTTGGCGCTTTTTAGCAGCAGAACGTCGGTTAGTTTCCCGAACTTTTTCAGGATTTTTTTTCCGATATTCTGCGGCACGAAGCCTATTTTTCTCACGCGCATCAAGCATTTTTCTGTTCAACCTTACGAAGTCGGGAAGTTGCCGTAAATGCTTCTCCAGTTGTAATATCCGAATGAATACCGCTCGTAACCCTTAACCAAAAGGTTATCGGTCACAAAGTCGACTTGCATATCGGTTTCGAACTTAATGCGTTCCATATATGACAGACCGTCGATGTTGGTCAGCAAGAACCATGCATAAGATGAAGTCAAGAAGTCGTTCACCATGTAGGATTCAGGCAGACCACCGCTGGTCATCATGATAGCGTTCACATCGTTGTCTGCGGTACCAGGACGCAGTTCGGTCTTCACGAGACGAATTGCAACTGGTTCCAACTGCGGAGGAACGATGAGCTTGCGCGCACGGGCAAACACTTTCAGACCAGCTTGATCTTTGAAGTTTGTACGAACCGAAATCATTGCGTTAAGCAATGTAGCTTCGTTCAAATCAACCTGTGTTGAAGGTGTGTTGGCAACAGTACCACCGTCGATAGGATGGCTTGTTGAGCAGAGAGCAACGCCGTCACCACCAACTGCTGAGTTGTAGGTTTGAGCGGTGTTCAAGATATTTGCGCCGTAGATTTCCTTGGTTTGCTGGAATGATTCGATCAAGCCAAGGTTTGAAGGTGCAAATTGGGTCTTGTAGAGGTTATCGTCGATTGCCTTGCGGGTAATCGCGTAACCCAGAGCAATTTCAGTATGCTCTTGGTTGTACACATAACGCTCACCAGCACTGTTGTCGAAAGATGTCTGACCGCCTTCAGTTTTTAACTGAGCGAGGCCGAGGTAACGCATTTCAGCGGTACGTTCGAGGGCCATCTTCGAATCATGCTTAGTGAAGATTTTGTCGTACTGAGATGGAATCATCTCGTACTTGCCTTCAACCCCACGGAGTCCGGGGAGGAGAAGGTCTTTAATGGAACTGAGATTGACAGCCATTGATCCTTACTCCTTACGCGCCGCTGAAGTTGCGGGTTACAACGTTGTTGAACATCACGATAGCTTGATCGTAGGCTTGGCCGTTGGCATAAGCGCCAGGGAAACCTGCGACGAAAGGCTGATAGACGCCAACAATCTTGAACGGTGCGTTCACGTTGTAGGTTGCTGTGTTGATGGTGGTCGTGTCGAGGTAAGCACCTGACAAACCGTTTGAAGCATTGCCCGTACCAATAACAAAGCCGATTGTGGCATTGATGTCAGCTGGGTAAGCAACGCCAGTGCTGTCTGCCTGAGCAATAAACTGAGCGTTAGGATCGTTAACGATGTAGCCAGTCACATAGTTGCCAGAAGCAACATCCGAACCGGGCCAATAGTTTGACCAAACAGTACGTTTTTGAGAAACGCTGAGATATTGGCAGCCAATGAAGATGCCAGCAATACCAAGAGCAGCAGGAGTAGCACCAGTTGAAGCAGCTTGGGCAACAGTGCCGTCTGACTGCCAAGTTACTGGGTCGCCGTTATAAATGGCGGAAGCATTATAGTCAATGAGAACAGCGACTTGCTCATATGTAGGAGCTGAACCGTTGCCCTTGTATTGACGGAAACCGAAAGGCGCGTTTGTGTTCGCCATGACGGGTTCTCCTTCTTACAGGAAAGTCCATCATCGCACACCGGGGCGACTAAGAACCAGGGAAAAGTTAAAGCGTCTCCACGCCGGGGGAGAAGGAACAATTACTGTTCACCCTTTGTTCTATAATAATATAATAGCCAAGTAAATAGATTTTTAATTATTTATTTAATTTTTGTGAAGGTTGCTGGGCTATTAGCTGGAA